GCAGCAGATGCGAACCTATGTAACTAATAAGCTACTTGCAGAAACGGCAAACCCAGACCCCCGCATACGGATGAAGTCACTGGAACTGCTGGGTAAGATCAGCGACGTTGGGCTGTTCACCGACAAGACCGAGATCACGATGCGCCACCGGCCTACGGAAGAGTTGGAACAAATGCTGCGTGAACGCCTGACCAAGGTGCTGGAAGCGGAAGTTGTAGACCCCAAGCCAACCAAGTCCCAAATACAAATAGATATTAGCGACGTCGAGGCAATCTGACCCAATCTATGCAGCAAACCCTAACGCCAGAGATTATTGAGCGGATTTCTAAGAAGCTGCCTCCAGACGAGGCGGTGGAGTTACTTGCCATGTTTGCAGAGTTGGACGGCAGGAAGCGCCAGCAGTTAGCCCAGAACGACTTTCTATCGTTCATTGCTGCCATTGATCCTAACTATAAGTTTGGAGTTCACCTAAAACGACTTGGTGGCCTGCTGATGGAGGTAGAAACCAACCTGAAGAACCGGATTGCGGTGTCTATGGCACCTCGTATGGGTAAATCCCAGATGATTTCTATCTACTATCCGGCTTGGTACTTGGGAAAACACCCCGATCACAAGGTAATTGTGGCCTCACACACTGCAGATTTGGCGGTTGTCATGGCCCGCAAGGTGCGAAATCTGATCAATACGCCCGAATACAAGGCAATTTTCCCCGATACAAACATTGCAAGCGACGCAAAAGCTGCTGCGCAGTGGAATACAACCAAAGGTGGCGAGTATTTTGCAATTGGTGTGGGTGGTGCGCTCGCTGGACGTGGTGCCCACTTGATTATTGCCGACGATCCGCTGTCTGAGCAGGACATTAAGGCCGGAAATACCACATCTTTAGACAATGCATACGAGTGGTTCAGTGCTGGTCTGCGTACTCGACTCATGCCAGACGGGAAAATCTGTGTTTTGCACACAAGGTGGCACCAGAGGGACCTGATTGGGCGGTTAATCAAGGATTCCGCCATGAATGAAGGCGGGGACAGCTACGAAACCTTTGAATTCCCTGCAATTTTGAACGAAGGCACGGATAACGAGAAGTCAATCTGGCCAGAACAGTGGTCAATCGAGTCTTTGCAGCAAACCCGGGCGTCGATGCACCACATCATGTGGCAGTGGTACGCTCAATACCAGCAAAACCCAACAGCAGCCGAGGCTGCGATCATAAAACGGGACTGGATACGCTGGTGGGAGAAGGATGACCCGCCAAAAATTGACTTTATGGTGCAGGCGTTTGATACGGCGCTTACAACCAAGGAACGGTCTGACTTTTCCGTGTGCCATACGTGGGGCGTGTTTGAGAGTGAAGAAGACGGCACGCAGAACGTCATATTGCTGAATAAAGTGAAGGGGAAGTACGAGTTTCCTGAGCTAAAAGCCATGGCGCACGAGCAGTACAAGATATGGGAGCCGGACAGTGTGATTGTCGAGGCTAAAGCCAGTGGTCAGCCGCTGATTGACGAGATGCGCAGGTCGGGTATATTTGTGCAGGACTTCAGTCCCGGCAAGGGGCAGGATAAAATTGCAAGGCTTAATGCCGTGGCAGATATGTTTGCGTCAGGACACGTTTGGTTCCCCGAGAACGCGTGGGCTGCGGCCACTGTGGAAGAGATTTTGGCGTTTCCCGCAGGCGAGCATGACGACGAGGTGGACACCATGACACTGGCGTTGATGAGAATTCGCAAGGGTGGGCTATTGCGCTTGAGCAGTGACCACGAGGATAATGAACCCTATTACGCGGGCCGTCGCCAAGCGTATTACTAAGGACTTTAAATGGCTACTAATATGTTCCCCTCTTTGAACCCAGCACCGCTTGGGTTGGATGCACTGGCCCCCGAGATGGACGAAGGCCCTGATATTGAGGTCCAGATTGAGAACCCTGAGGGTGTGATTGTCGGCATGGACGGCATTGAGATTGACCTGATGGAGATTGTTGCAGGCGATAAGAGCGACGACTTTGACGCTAACCTTGCTGAAGAGATGGACGAGGGCGAGTTGCAGAAACTTGCCAGTGACTTGATTGAACTGGTAGATGCAGACATTGGCAGCCGCAAAGACTGGGTTGAGATGTATGTCAAAGGTCTAGACGTTTTGGGGATGAAGTATGAAGAAAGGACAGAGCCTTGGCTCGGCGCTTGCGGAGTTTTCTCGACTGTACTCACGGAGGCCGCTGTTCGCTTCCAGTCTGAAACTATCATTGAAACGTTCCCTGCTCAGGGTCCAGTTAAAACCGAGATTATCGGCGCAATTGATAAACTTAAAGAAGAGGCGGCGGAAAGGGTTCGTGAAGACATGAACTACCAACTCACGGAGGTAATGTCTGAATACCGCCCTGAGCATGAAAAGATGCTGTACTCCCTTGGTTTGGCTGGCAGTGCGTTCAAGAAAGTTTACTTTGACCCCAGTCTGAATCGCCAGATTGCGGTGTTTATCCCCGCTGAAGACATCATTATCCCGTACGGTGCGTCGAGCCTGAAGACGTCTGATCGTGTTGCGCACATCATGCGTAAGACTAAAAACGACATGAAGAAGCTGCAGGTAGCGGGCTTCTATCGTGATGTTGAGTTGGGTGAGCCGCAAGTCATACACACGGACATTGAGAAGAAGAAAGCGGAAGACCAAGGCTTTACGCTTACGGATGACGACCGATATCAGATTTTAGAACTCCACGTTGACTACGACTTGCCGGGTTACGAGGATGAAGATGAGATTGCATTGCCATACGTGGTGACAATTGATCGTGGCACTAACAAAGTGTTGGCCATCCGCCGTAACTGGAACCCAGAAGACAAGCGCAAACTAAAACGCGATCACTTCGTACAGTACACATACATACCCGGCTTTGGTGCTTACGGTCTTGGTTTGATTCACTTGATCGGCGGCTATGCACGCGCAGGTACATCAATAATCAGACAACTCGTGGACGCTGGCACATTGGCTAACTTGCCCGGTGGTCTGAAGGCTCGTGGCTTGCGTATCAAGGGTGACGATACACCAATCAACCCCGGTGAGTTCCGTGATGTAGATGTGCCAAGCGGCGCAGTCAAAGACAACATCATGATGTTGCCGTACAAAGAACCATCACAAGTCTTACTTGCCTTGTTAAATCAGATCACCGACGAGGGCAAACGCCTTGGCTCTATTGCTGATATGAACATCAGCGACATGAGTGCAAATGCTCCGGTAGGTACGACGTTGGCACTGTTAGAAAGACAATTGAAGACCATGAGCGCCGTGCAAGCGCGGGTTCACTACTCGATGAAGCAAGAGTTTAAACTTTTGCGTGACATCATCCGCGACTACACACCAGATCAGTACAGCTTTGATCCATCAAGCGGCGACCGCATGGCAAAGCAAGAAGATTACGACATGGTGGACGTGATCCCTGTGTCTGATCCCAACAGCGCGACGATGGCGCAGCGCATCATGCAGTACCAAGCGGTGATGCAGTTAGCGCAACAGGCTCCGCAGATTTATGACTTGCCTATATTGCACCGTCAGATGATTGAGGTGCTTGGTGTAAAGAACGCTGAGAAACTTGTACCTACAGATGATGACATGACACCACGCGATCCTGTCTCGGAAAACATGGCGTTCCTGAATGGCAAACCGACCAAAGCGTTTATCTACCAAGACCACGACGCACACATTTCTGTACATACATCAATGATGCAGGACCCGCTCATCATGGCGCAGGTTGGTCAGAACCCACAAGCCCAGAAGATGATGGCCGAGATTCAGGCTCACCTCTCAGAACACTTGGCGTTTGCATACCGCAAGAAAGTGGAAGAGCAACTTGGCGTGCCATTGCCACCACCCGACGAAGCTATGCCAGAAGAAGCCGAAGTTATGTTGTCACGTCTGGTTGCCCAAGGCGCACAACAAGTGCTGGCTGCGAGCAAAGGTCAGGTGGCAAACCAACAAGCTCAGCAGATGCAGCAAGACCCAGTCATGCAGTTGCAGCAGGCAGAGTTGGCTATCAAGAAACAAGAGGCTGACACTAAGGCGCTCAAGGTCAAGGGTGACTTGCAGCTTAAGGCCGAGGAGTTGTCACTCAAAGCGCAAGAAAGCGCAGCAAGAACAGGCGAAGACCCAGCCATGGCATCCATGCGTTTACAGCAAGAAATTATGCAGGCGCAGGAGTTACACGGTATAGAGATGGCTGCTAAACGGATGGAGCTTGAACAAGCTCAGGCCCAGCAACAGCAAGCTATGCAGCAACAACAAGCGCAAGTCCAGCAGAAGATGGCTCATGGCGGACAAGTACATAGCCAGAAGTTGGAGCATACCGAGATGGACAGACTTGCAAAGTTATTACAAGGCAATAGGGAGTAATCATGGCCAATCTGCTTGAAGTTTTAGACGGCAAACTAAACGAACACGTCAAGCAGTTGGTTGACGTAATTAGCGCTGGTGGAGCTAAATCCCACGAGCACTATAAAGAACTGTGCGGAACTATCCGAGGTCTGCAAACCGCGCAGTATGAACTTGCTGACCTCGTGCGAAAAACTAAGGATTATGACGATGACTGAATTTGATGTCAGTGCGGTTGATCTGAGCGGGGTGCTTAATACCTCCGCAGAAGAGAAAGCCAAACAAGTACCGGACCCCGCAACGTACCACATTCTGTGTATGTTGCCCAAAGCTGAAGAAGAATTCAGCGAGACAGGGATTTTAAAATCTGCCACAGCTATGCACCACGAGGAGCTTTTATCCCCCGTGTTATTTGTCGCAAAGATTGGTCCCGATGCCTTTGCAGATAAAGCCCGATTCCCGTCTGGCCCGTCCTGTAAAGTAGGTGACTTTGTGTTGGTTCGCCCCAACACCGGCACGCGCATGAAGATTCATGGCACCGAATGGCGTCTGATTAATGACGATTCCGTACAAGCCGTTGTGCAAGACCCTCGTGGTATCCAACGCCCTAACTAAGGAGTAATCATGGCTGAAATTGAAAAGACAGAATTTGAGTTTCCTGATGAAGCTGAAGTCAACGCCCGTAAGGGCGGCAAGGTTGTAGAACCTGAGTCTGACGCACCGGAAATTGAAGTCGTAGACGACACGCCAGAAGAAGACCGTGGGCGCAAACCCATGTCTGAACCCCCCAAAGAGGTAACGGATGATGAGTTGTCAAAATACGACGAAAGTGTTCAAAAGCGAATAAAACACTTTACAAAAGGCTATCACGATGAGCGCCGCGCTAAAGAATCGGCAGAACGTGAGCGAGAAGAAGCTTTGCGGTTTGCCCGATCATTGGCGGAAGAAAACAAACAGCTTAAAGGTTCTGTTAATCAGAATCAAACAGCTTTGATTGAACAAGCCAAGAAAGTGGTGGCTAATGAGCTTGAAACTGCGAAACGTCAGTACAAAGAAGCCTACGAAGCAGGTGATTCTGACGCTCTGGTAAACGCTCAAGAAGCGCTTACCTCGGCCAAGATGAAAGCGGATAAAGTAAATAATTTCCGCCCAACCCCTTTACAAGTAGAAAAAACTGATGTACAACCCGCATATCAGCCCCAACCGGCTGCACCCGTGGACGAAAAACTGCTTGCATGGCAAGACCAAAATCAGTGGTTTGGTTCAAATAAACGGATGACAGCTTATGCCCTCGGCTTGCACGAGGACTTGGTAGGGGAAGGAATTCCGGCAGGTAGTGATGAATACTACAGACGTATCAACACTGACATGCGCGAAAGGTTTGCCGACCAATTTGGAGCCGACGAACCCGCTGATGCGAAACCTCAGCGAACTAAATCCAATAACGTTGCACCTGCAACGCGTAGTACAGCACCGCGCAAAATCGTGCTGACGCAAACACAGGTGAATCTCGCCAAGCGGTTGGGAGTTCCATTGGAACTGTACGCCCGTAAGGTTGCTGAAGAAATGAGGAAATGAAAATGGAAAAAACTAACCGCGCACCACGCGAACTTGAAACCCGCGAACAGGCGGAGCGTCCAAAACAATGGATGCCCCCCAAACTTCTACCCGATCCCAAACCGGAACCGGGTTATGCGTTTCGCTGGATTCGTATCGCTACACAAGGTAAGGATGACGCCACGAACTATTCCTCCAAGCTTGCCGAGGGTTGGGAACCCGTTAAAGCTTCAGATCATCCCGAAATCCGTTTGTTTAGCTCTGCTGCGGCAAAGTTTCCAGACAGTATCGAGGTAGGTGGTCTACTGCTTTGCAAAACACCTGTGGAGTTTACTGAACAGCGTAATGCGTATTACCGCCAACAAGCAGATGCGCAGATGCAATCAGTTGACAACACATACATGCGCGAGAATGATCCGAGGATGCCTATGTTCAAAGAACGTAAGTCCACGGTCACTTTCGGAAAAGGTATTTAAATTTTTTTGGAGTCTTAAATGGCAACTACCGCTGCACCCTATGGGCTACGGCCTATCAATCGTATCGACGGCATGCCCTATGCTGGCGCTACGAGTCAATTTCTAATCGATCCTGCTGGCGAAGGTACTAACTTGTTTTATGGACAAGTTGTTATCATCGGCGCTGACGGTTATATTGCTTTGTCTACCGCTACCGGCGCAGATTTGACTACCAATAACCTTGGTGGTAATAATCTTGGTGCTAT